AAATATTACCCATCTATTTCTAAGAAGTTATCAATTATCGACAAGGGTTATGGGTTCCACACATGGGAAAGGCAAGTGGGTTTACAGGCCGATGAGATTATGACTAGAGCCGCCGAGTCAGGGACTAAAGTACACAACGCAATAGAATCCGCTTTGATGGGTAATGACATTAAAGCCGATGATCCTGAATACAATTTTACAAAACAAGAGTGGGTCAAGTTTTTACAATGGGCTACATGGTGGAACCATTACGGATTTAAACCATTAAAGATTGAGCAAATTGTTTGGTCTGAAATATTACAAACCGCTGGGAAACTTGATTGTATCGCTGAACGGGAAGGCAAAGTTTATGTGTTCGACTGGAAAACAGGCGGAATTTACGATTCTTATTATGAACAGGTTTTATTTTATAAAAGCTGTGCCGCCAAATTAGGACTATGCCCAGAAGAATCAATACCCTGTTTAGTGAATGTGGGTAGCTCTCATAAGAAAATTGATGAGAAGAAATTACAGGGCGTTGGTGTAGGCGTTTATGAGATTGATCCATTAGAGACATCCCCTAAACTTAATTCTTCAATCATCGCATGGAATGTAAGAAACCAAGACTGGACACCGCTTACTTTGCAGTACCCGATAAGTGTAAAAATCAATAATGTTTTGGAGGTGAAATAGTGGCTGAAAATTTAATTAAATTATCAAGTAAGGCAATATGTTTAGGTTATGCGCAATGTGTGAATGATCTTTGTGATATTTTAAAAAAAGCAGACGAAGACAAACATCCATATTTACTAGAGATTGTTTTAGAAATGTCAGGTAAAAGCAAAAGATTAGAAGAAAAACTTTTAGGAGGTGAATAAATGAAGAAGAAAGCAAAGAAATTGAATTGGATTCAAAAAATAATGAATAAATTGAAAGGAAAATAACATGACACCCGAAGAAATAAGAAAACAAAATGAAAGAGATGCAAGGTATTGGAAATTAGGAGCGGGCGATAAGTTAAAGGGAAAATTTACTTCCAATGACTTTAAGCGCGAAGAAGGCAAGGGTAATGATGGTTCGATATTTGTTAAATATTCCGCTTCATTTGTTGGACAAAGGAATGGTGGCGATCAAATGCAAAAATTATATTCATGCTCTGGCCAGCAAGTAGGCCGATTCATGGATATTTGTTTAGACCAGGGAAAGAATTTCTTAGATGCCATTTGGATTATCTCTAAAAAAGGTGAAGGCATGGGCAGTAAATATGAGATTCAATTATTCTCTGGGCCAATATTCTCTGGGCAAACGGCAAATCCGGCGACTGAGGCCAGACGAAATGTTGGGGTTGTTGATAGTTCGGAGCCAATGACTGATGAAGTGCCATTCTAATGGACAGCCTTCAATCAGCGGATGAATGTTTAAAAACTCTAGAAGAATTACAAAGAGAACACATCCTGGTGGTTAGGACGATGCTCGGTATATCCGAGCATTTGCCTAAACTAAAACAAATAGTTAAGGGATATGTGCGAGCCAATTATAAGCAGGCGTTCGACGAGACTAAAAAGAATGCCGGTCAAGAGACCTTAGAGCAATGGGCAGGTTCAAAAATCGGCAAAGATTATGACGATTATGTTTATTACGATGAGCGTTTTGAAGAACTCAGGAAAATCTCTGATGCTTATTTGGGGAACATATCGAGTGTGCAAAGTAGGCTCAGTTTTTTTAGGAATCTTTAAATAACTTGCATCCATCTGAGAAAAATGTATAATGAGTTAGAGGTGAATTATGAAAATAGGAATACAAGAAAATTTCTCAGAAGAGTTTAAAAAAGAAATGATAATAATGATTCAGCATGTAAGGCCATTTGTTCGGATAGATGATGGCATGATGATAAATGGGACTAGGTTTAATAGTGATGATAGGGCTTTGTCAGAGACGTTAGAGCATATCCATTTTAATGAAATTAATGATTTGAAAATGAAAAAGATGGCGATTATTAAGGGATTAAAAGAATGTGCCTCGGCTGATTATTGGTATACCTTTGAAAAGGAATGGTAAAAATGAGCATTACACAGTTAAGGCGTGGAGAAATTTATCCTTGGAGCAAAATGGAGGACTATCCCATTCAAATGTTGATAAGAACTAACATGTCCAGATCAGAAATGATTGAATGGCTGGAAGTCAACAAACCTGTTGAAATGGAAAAATTCTTTAAAGAAATGGAGGGGCATTTTAATGAAAATTGAAGATGTGATTAAAACAATAGACATATTAAATGAATGTGAGACTAAGGTTCATGCTGCCAAAAAACTAGGAATAACTAGAGCCGCAATCGAGTGGCGTATTAATAACTGGCCAATAGAGAAAAAGAAAAAGGGTGAAAATGTTACTAGAACTTATACCCAAACTTGGTTCAAGGCCAAGTGGGAATATTCATTAAGGAGAGGCTAATGATAAAAATCACTAAAGAGAGAATTGTTTCATGTGAAACAATCCATAATCTCAAGACTCCCAGCACTCAAGTAATTTATTTTAAAGGCTATGGGATTATTGCAAATGATTCTCCCAGTATTTGTGGACGTATTATTGGCGAATATTGGAAATTGGCAAACACTAAAAATCAATATAATTAACATGAATGGACTGATTTTGTGGATAGCTAAGAAAGTAAATAAGGAGGAATAAAAAATGATTAATGGTGAGAATGAATTTGGGAGAATGAGCAAACAATTAATACGAAGTGATTTATTTGGAGAAAAAGGAAACTTTTTCATCTCAACAATTTATAGACGCAGTTCTGCCATATTAGACCCTGGCGGTATGTTTTATGAAACTTTGGCTTGGAATGTTGATATTGATGGAAAACGCCTTGACCTAATTGCAGAGAATAGTGGAGCGATTTATGAGGCAAAAGCTATTTTGCAGCATTTTGAAGTTGTTAAACAATTATCTGAAAATGGTTATAAAAAATGATTAATAAATTAAAATTATTAGGCGATGTTTTTGAGGTGGAAGACGTTGGCAATAAATATGCCATTGTTGTTTTGAAAGTTAATAATCTTATAAATGCAGGGATTGAATTCCCTAAAATTGAAAATAAAACTTGGTCTTTTAATGATAATGGTTATTTGAACAATATCGATTTATATCAACAAGTCAAATTACTTAATGCGATTAAAAAGGCAATATCAGGGTTAGAGAAACTTGGACTCTTAAATCTTAAACTATCGGGAGTTTTTTCAAAAAAAACGCAAGAAATAAAATTCAGTAATAAATCAGATTTATATTGGTTTTTTACTGGGCAAACGCAACAAAAAAAAAGTGATACTTCTGAAATTGTTATTGATTTGGAAGATTTAGAAAATAACCGCTTTGGCCGCCGTGACTTGGCTGATGACCGTTGGGATCATCACGCTCCTGATCGCTTAAACAGCAATGGCGGGGCGGTGCTTGGGCTTAAAATTAACACTTTGCTATCTGACACTTTTACACTTTTGGATTCCGGCGTAACTTTGAACGGAGAGAAATTGTGGAGGAAAATATGACTTGGCCAATTAAACTAACTATTGAAGAAATTGCAGAGAAAATCAAAGAGGAAATGTTTGAAGAGGGTGGGATAGCTATCTGGTCAGAGGTAAAAATGAAAGACTTGGCAAGAAGATTTATTGGCTACACCGAGCAGTTAGTGCCGGAGCCGTTGGAAATTGAAGTTGAGTATGATGAGTTTTTAAATGACTGGACTGTTTTTAGACATGTGACAGCTAGATTTAAATCAAAAGAAGACGCAGTTGCTTGGTGCAAACAAAAAGGGTTGAGGATTAAACCATGAGAGTATTAGTAGCATGTGAATTTTCAGGAATTGTTAGAGAGGCTTTCAAAGCTAAGGGCCATGATGCCTGGAGCTGTGATTTTCTTGAATCAGAAATTGGTGGTGGATTTCATATAAAGGGAGATGTATTGAAAGAGCTTGATAATCGTTGGGATTTAATGATTGCCCATCCGCCATGTACCCATTTATCTTCCAGCGGCGCTGTTTATTGGAAAGAAAAACAAAAATCAGGAGTACAAAAAAGTGCTATTGAATTTTTCAAACTTCTTTACAATGCCCCTATAAACAAAATTTGTTGTGAAAACCCTTCTGGTATTTTGAGTACTGTCTTTAGAAAGCCGGATCAATACATTCATCCTTATCATTTTGGAGATCCATTTTTAAAAAGAACTGGATTATGGTTAAAAGGACTCCCGAAACTTGAGGCTACAAAAATTGTTGAACCAATGGCTCATTGGCACGGAGGCAGTGTTCGTGGCGGTCTTAAAAAAGATGGAACCAGAACCAAATCAAAATTGCCAGCATTGAAATACGGTTCACATGAGCGTTCTAGATTTTTTAAGGGCATAGCTGCTGCAATGGCTGAACAGTGGGGATAACAAATCAGGAAGGTGAGTAGTGGACAAAAAAGAATTGACAAAAATTTTAGAGTTACACAGAAAATGGTTATTTAATATAGATGGTGGCATAAGAGCCGACCTTCGCTCTGCCGACCTTCGCTCTGCCGACCTTCGCTCTGCCGACCTTAGCTTTGCCAACCTTAGCTCTGCCAACCTTCGCTCTGCCAACCTTCGCTCTGCCAACCTTAGCTTTGCCGACCTTAGCTCTGCCAACCTTAGCTCTGCCAACCTTCGCTCTGCCAACCTTAGCTTTGCCAACCTTAGCTCTGCCAACCTTCGCTCTGCCAACCTTAGCTTTGCCAACCTTAGCTTTGCCGACCTTAGCTCTGCCAACCTTCGCTCTGCCAACCTTCGCTCTGCCGACCTTAGCTCTGCCAAAACTAAGAAGAGGTATATTCAAGTTGCTTGCATAGGCTCAAGAAAAGATATGACAACATATTGCTTTGAAGATGATTTAGTTTTTTGCGGATGTTTTAAAGGCACATTAAAAGAATTTAAACAAAAATGTTTAAAAACTTATCCTGATAAAAAATCCCAAAATCATAAAGAATATTTAGGATTTATAGAATATTTAGAAAATTTAAAGGATTAAACCAATGACAAACGCTGAGGAAAAATTGATAAAGATAATGATCCCATTGTTTAAGGCCATAATAAAAGACGCTTTCAAGTGCGAACCTAAAGAAGCTTCAGAGGAATTAGCCAAAGCAATCATAAAGGAATTCCCACAAATTGAAGCGAATAAGTTGTCTAATGTCGTAACGGAATGTTTATTGGGAGAAACTGTAGAGATAGAAATATTTATGATGGTTAAGAAATAGCATGTCAATTTATTATTTTTGTAAGGACTGTCAAAAAGAAACTGCTATTACCAATAAAATAGGAGTTAAAAGATTTGTGAAGCCAATATGCGATAAATGCGGTGGAACTAACTGGGTAGCCATGATTGATTCCCCAGGTGGTGAGCCAAAGGAGAAGGAATGAGCTTCCATGTTTACGCACCAAAGCCAGACAATATTTCATTTAGAATTTTGCCTAAAGGATACAGAATATTTAAGGGAGAATTTAAAACGATGAGAGATGCCTTTGAATCTGGCCTTAAAGAATGGATGGAAGGTTTTAGAGTTTTTAAACAATTAACTTATGAATGGCATGAGCCTACGAATATTGAGTTAATAAAAGTTGGAAATATTATTGGGGAGAATAAATAAAAGCCGTAAGGTGGTAGCGTTTAAGAAACGACATCACGGATGATAGGGGCAATAAGCTAAAGTAAATACTGCGTTTGTTTGGATAAGCCGTGCTGATAAGCCAAACTTAATTAACGCAAAATTACTGCCTAAAGCAACGCCACTTTACGGCCTCTTATTTAAAGATAAAGGAGAGAAATGTATGAACGAGCAAGGGTGTCAAAACAGTGATCGAGAATTGTTTAGGGAAATAGAGGGAGATTACTATTCCGATAAAATTTTTGTTACAAAAGAAGGTGGTATAGGAATTAATTGTGGTGGATCAGTAATAATAAGTCCGATAAGAAATTGGTTTCAGGCGATGAAAGATAGTATTTTTATGAAAACTCCTGATGCTTTTGATTTTAAAAAGGATAAAGAAAATGAATACTAAAACTTTAAGCACGCCATTTCTCCTATGAGAAATGGAAAAGAAATTTTAGAAAAAATAAAATCAAGGAGAAAGCGATTATATTATCGTTGGGAAAGAGACGATTCTCAATATGAATTGATGATTAAAAATCGATCTTACATATCAGCACTTAAATGGGTTCTTGAATTTGGAAAGAGGAAAAGATGATTGAAATATTTTTTGCATTAATAGGATTTAGTGGAACTGTTTGGCTTGGTTATTTGACTTTCGTGGAGCTAAACGAGACGCGCCGGATTCTGTATTTAATTTGTTTAATACTTTGGCTGATAAGGATAGCAATGTGAGATTTTCAGAAGGTTCAATCATACGTCATAAAGAATGGGTAAAAGATAGGCGGGCGCGCGTGTTGGCAAATTATAAAGAGCAAGGACAAATAAGGGTTATTAGGAATAAATTCGATCCTTTAGAGATGATAACTGATTGTTTTTACTGGCATGATGATAATAACTGGGAATTGGTGAAATAGCTTGCATATCTCTTAGGTGGATGTATAATGTTTAGGAGGTGAAATATGCCTATTAAAAAAGTGGGTAGTGGTTATAAATGGGGAAGTCATGGGAAGACATACAAATTGAAAAGTGGCGCGGTAAAACAAATGAAAGCTGCTTTTGCCGCGGGATACAAAAGCAAAAGCGGTCGAAAGGGGTAAGGCATGAAAATATTTAAAAATGGTTTTATTGTCGTTATTTTAAGCGTCTCGATTTGGAATGTTTATTTGTGTTACAGTGGATTCGCTCAAGACAAAGCTATTAATAATCTTCAAAATAAGGTACAGGTGTTTCATAAATGTTAGATCTTGGATCAGAAATATTCTATTTGGAGCCCAAGACAAAGAAAATAAGAGAAGGTATTTTAATTGGCGCAAATATCACTGAAACTGGCTATAAAATCTATGCGATTTTAACTAAAGATAATAGAAAAGTATCTTTTGAATCTGCTCATGTTTATGCGTCAAGGGAACACGCTGAATTTCATAAAGACAATGTAACTCCGATTATCGAACAGGCTGAATTGGAAGCTAAAAAAGCCAATGAGATTGTTGATAATCTTAGAATCCAGGTTATCGGCAAGCCTATTTATAAGGAATTGGCTGATAGGATTATGAACAAGCCTATTAAATGACGAATGCTAACTTCTAAACAGGAAAAGTTTGCCCAATTATTAGGTACCTCTACAATTTCGCAGTCTGATGCTTACAGGCAGGCTTATGATGCTAGTGGTATGGCCGATGAAACTATTCACAATAGTGCTTATAAGGTTGCCAATGACGATGAGGTTGCGGCGAGGATTAGACAATTAAGAAATGAGACTAAGGAACATTTAAAATATGATGCAGAAGCACACTTCAAAGAATTAGAAGCGTCAAGACTTAGGGCGTTGGAAGGCAAGAAACAAGATTTAGGCATTGAGTTAAAGGCACTTGAATTAAAAGGTAAACTGGTTGGGCTTTATGTAGATAAGGCCGAGACTGAATTTAAGGGTGGTGGCTATAAAGTAGTTATCGAAACAAAAGGGACGAGAGTTAATGAAGCTCCCACTAATAACACTTAGAAACTATCAGCAGCCATTATGGGATCAGTGGTTTGAAACTGGTGTCAAGAGAATGTCTTTAGAATGGGCACGTAGACATGGGAAAGATTTATTTTCTCTAAATATAATGATTGCAGAGGCTATGAAGATAGTTGGAAATTATTGGCATATTCTTCCAGAATCACAGCAGATAAGAAACGCTATCTGGGAGGGCATTACTTCTGATGGTGTTAAGTATTTAGATTTTATTCCCAAAGAAATGATTTACAAAAAAGATAATCAGAGCATGAAAATATATTTAATACATCCTGATGAGAACAGAAAAAATGAAGCCGGAAGTATTATTTCATTTGTCGGTGGTGACAGATACGACAGGCGTGTGGGAGCTGGATTAAAGGGAGCAATCATATCTGAGTTCTCTTTACAAAAACCCAATCTATTCGATTTAGCCGTAGAGCCGATGTTAAAAGAAACAAAGGGCTGGTGTATTTTTAACTACACACCTCGCGGGGAAAATCATGCAACCAAGATGCACGATTGGCTAAAAAGCAAGCCAGAATATATCGCGAGTACGATAACGATTAGAGACACAAATATTGTTACCGAAAAAGATTTAGCAGAGGAAAGGGAAAGAGGTAAGCCAGAAGAAATAATTCAACAGGAATATTACTGCTCGCGGGAAGGTTCAATTTATGGTTCTTATTATGGTGATTTGTTAAATCGTTATAAAGATCGGATTGGAAAATATCCTTATGATGCGGGTTATCCGGTACATACTCTTTGGGATTTAGGTATCTCAGACCAAATGGCTATCTGGTTTGTGCAGTTTATTGGCAAGGCAATCAATATTGTTGATTACTACGAGAATACTAATTTTGCGTTAGGGCACTATGCAAGTGTCCTGCATGGCAAAGGATACATGTATGCAATGCACCACTTACCGCATGATGGGAATCATCGAGTATTAACCGAATCAGAAAAGGCCGTGACAATTCAACAGCAATTAAAAAATCTAAATGTATGGCCTATTAAAATCCATGAGCCACGTCGAGATATTTACGGACAGATTCAAAGAGTCAGGACGATGCTATCAAGATGTTATTTCAACGAGGAAACAACTAAGGATGGTAGGGACGCATTGAAACAATACCGTAGAGATTGGGATGAGAATAGGCAGGTGTTTAAACAAACTCCATTGCATGATTGGTCAAGTCATGCGGCTGATGCTTTTTCAATACTCCCTGAAATAGAGTCTCAAGTGACCACCGTTAGACATGGGGCAAAAGCAAAAAAATGGGATGGTAATTTCCGATAGATGGGATAAACTTTTACTATGAGACAGTTTAATACTTTTGTGGCTGCGGCTGCTGCTGTAATAGGTGGAGGGTTAGCTGCTGCGCTTGGTAGTTTAGCTGTCAAAACTATTGCTGGTGCATTTACCCCTAGGGGTGGTGGTTCGGGCGGTGGTGGCGACCCAAGCAATGATGTGTTGGCAAGGCAAAGAGCCGAGGCGTTAGCTAGAAAAAGGCAAATAGATTTAAAACGTTCCAGACTAATGACAGCCGGTAGATCAAATGTCGCTGGTAGCGGGATTGTAATTAGTGATAATCCCCTTGGATGAATTTTCAAATAACAGATAAAGAGTGTGTCGATTATTGGCTTGAACAAGTCAATGCAGAGATCGGTATGAGAGATATCGAGTACACAAAAAAATATTGCTATAATTTCATTTTGGCTAAAATACTATTTCATTTTTCAATCGCAGATACTGGAATCATGGCATTTTTAGTTGTGCCCGATTTTGACGGAACGCAAAGTTTGACCGAGGCATTATTTTATATTAAACCAGAATATCGTGGAGATTTAAAAACTGTTAAAGAGTATATTTCTCATCTTGAAGTATGCGCCAAAGAATTGAATTGTAAGTCAGTAAAAATTGGTGCTAACATTAAGTATAAAGATAATGTATTTATGAAATTATTGGAAAGATGGGGCTATCAAATGGAGGTAGCCACTAAGGGGGTTTAAAATGTATCGATTAAATACTTTTGTGGTGTCAGGCACAGCTGCTGTGATAGGTGCTTTGGGAACTGCGGCAACTGCTGGTATTGGATTTGCCACCGCTAACGCTGCAGGAATAGGTGCTTTGACAGGTGTTTATGGTCAAGTTAAATCTCAAGAAGCGGCTGCTGAACAGCAAAAGGCTTTAAATGCACAAAATCAAGCGCAAGCAGGTGCGATTGCCCGCGAAAGACAAATTGCACTTGGGAGACGTAAAGAACTAATTAATCGCCAAAGAAAACAAATTGTAGGTAGTTCAAACTATTCAATCAGTAAAACCGGCTCGGTTGGTGCGGCCCCAGTTGGAGCGACCCTTCTCGGATGAAATATTCAGTAGAAGAAATTATAAAAAAGCAATCTCATGCCCAGACTGTCAAAACGACATGGGATTCTGCATATCGCGAAGTTTTTGAATACGCAATGCCTTCGCGGGACATTTATCAAAAGACTTGGGAAGGCAATAACAAAGATCAGAATTTTCAAAATAGACGTTCTAGGCAATTCAGTTCAGTAGCAGAGCAAGCGGCAAATGAATTTGTGAATACTATGCAGGATTTGCTTTGTCCTCCTATGGCCAGTTGGATTGACATGGAAGCTGGTATCTCTTTTCCAGAAGAAGAACGGCCAGGAGTAAACGAAGAACTGACAAAGATAAATAAAATAGCCAATGAATATAAGAATATTTCAAACTTCGATATGGCTTTCTCAGAATTCTGTTATGACCTATTTGCGGGCACCGCATGTATGTTGGTTTTAAAAGGTGAGACTTACAACCCAATAAACTTTAAATCTGTCCCTATCACCGAATACGCCTTAGAGGAAGGCGCAGACGGACATATTTGCGCAGTGTACCGAAAGTATTCCATGAGCCGTGAAATGGTTAAAAGACAATGGATTGAATTAAAAAATAAAGAATTCGCAAGCACTAAAAAAGACGAGAAAGACATGGAGATAGTTGAATGTACTTATTATGATTATGACTTAAAGCAATATTATTATGTTGTTATAGATGCCACTGAAAAAATGGAATTACTTATGCGTACACATAAAACTAATCCGTTTATTGTCTTGCGTTGGAATAAAGCGGCTGGCGAGCCTTATGGTCGTGGCGTTGGGCTTACGGCCCTAAATGATATTAAGACTTTGAATGTGATAAAAGAATATGGACTTCGGGCTTTGGCTTATAATATCCCGCCTCTTTTGGTTCAAGAGGATGCGATGCTCGATGTTGAGCAGTTAGATATGACTCCATTTGCGTTGAATGTAGTGCCAAACACTCAAACAAGTATTGTGCCATTACAGTTAGGTGCGACCAATCCGAATATTGAGCAATACAAAGTTCAGGAATTACAAATGGATATTAAGAGACAGACTCTTGGCAACACCCTTCCCAATGAAGGTAATCGACAGTTAACGGCAACCGAAGTCAATCAGCGGACAATGGAATTGAAAAAAAATCTCAATAGTGTTTTTGGCCGTCTTATTTCTGAATTTCAAATACCGCTTGTTAGGAGAATCCTGGAAGTTTTAATGATCTCAGGGATTGTAGGCAAAGAGTTTGAATTAAATAATGTGAATGGGCTTGTGTTTAGAATTAAGATCAATTCGCCAATTTCAAGGCAACTAAAATCACAAGAGGCGCAATCGATCCTGGCGGCGGCTGGCCTTTTAATGCAGATGGACCCTACTGGACGATCATTTACTGCTACTCTTAAAGTCCCTCAGATGAGTTCTTACTTAATGAATCTGATGGGCGTGCCTATGGAATTTATTAATACTCCCGAAGAAATAAAAATGAATGCGGAAAATATGGCCAAGGCTCAAGCGCAAGCGCAACAGGCCGCCGTTGAGGGACAGGTTCAAGCTCAAAACCAAATAGCGATGGGGAAAGCCGAAGCGAATATGGCCGAAGATGCCGGAATTTAATTTTCAACACAAAATAGATGATGAATCAATAAAGCGAGCTGCTGAAAAGCAGGCAGATATTCAACGTATGTTTCTAAAGGCTTTCGCGGGTGAGCCAGGGGAGAGAACTATTAAATATCTTGATGATTATGCTCACCTTAATTTCCCAAACTTTGAGAATGTGAACGCGACTTATTTCAAAGCTGGCCAACAGCAACTCGTCGATCACATCCGAATGATTATTCATAAGGCAAAAGAAAGGGGGAAATAAATGGAATATCCAGATATAACAGAATTGATTAATGATATCCAAAGAAGCGATCTAAAAGATAATAAAGCCTTGGTTTGTAAGGCAGTACAGGAATATTACAAACATCTGAATTCAATCAGTGCAATTCGTATTAAAAAGGAGCAATTAAATGGCTGACACTACTACACCCGCCGCGCCTGCTGCAACGCCACCGGCTTCGACTGAGCCTTCACTAATCCCGAAAGACCCTGCGACTCCAAAAGAGCCTGCGCTTATCGACACAAGCGTTAAGCCAGAGGTTAAAGATGAATACGATTATGATAAACGTCTTTTTACTGATGATGGAAAATTCAATAAAGATGGATATAAGGAATTCTCAAAAGAGAAAAAAGAAAAAGAAGAAATGTATGAGAAGCGTATTCTTGATTTACGCCGAAAAGTTTCTGATGGGAAAGCTCCTGAAAAGCTTGATGAATATTTCTTAGATTATGCACCGCCGGATAAAAAGTTTGAAAAATATTTTGATTTTCCAAACATGCCTGAACAGGATGTAAAAGACATTAAACAGATTACTGGATTATTAGCACAGCATTATCACGGGGCTGCGCTCACAAAGAGGCAGGCAGAGGATATGACCAAGATGGTTTTGCATGTTCTTGATTCTACCGGTGTGATTGATACCCGTACCAAAGATGAGATTCATATTCAAAAGGGGCGATGGATTGAAGACCAAAAGAAAATGCTTGGATCAAATGCTGAAAATATAATCCGCGAAGCGAAATTGTTTGTAGAGACTACTGGCGTTTTCAATGCGAAAACAAAGAACATGCTTTTGCAATTAATGGAAGAACAGGGCGCGGATGCCATCGATGCGATTTATCAGATTAAAGAGGCGTATAGCGGGGCCGGTGGAATGCCCACGACTGTTAGCGGCTTAGCTGGATTGCCTTCCGATGCTCAGTTAAAGCAGGAATATTTGGATGTGAAAACCACGAATATGAGACGCCAAGAGATTATTGCAATGAGAGCAAAGAGCGGACGGCCTGGAAAACTCATGGATGCATCGTATTGATTTTTAATTTTAGGATGTGCTACCATTCCTAGGTTACTAATCCCGAGGCTAGGGCTACTCGTTAAGACCCCTATTAAAGCATAGGCTTCATTGGTGCAAACTGATTTAGTTTATATTTTATAGGAGGTATAGATATGAGTATGCAAATCACAAACGTATTTATTGATTCGTTTGATGCGGAAGTAAAACTTGCGTATCAAGCTACAAAATCATTACGTGAAACTGTTCGTGTTAAAACTGGTGTAGTAGGTTCTACTCACCGCTTCCCGACTGCTGGCGCTGGCGTTGCCACTCAGCATAATCGTGGGAATGATGTCGTTGCGATGAATGCTGCCCGCGATAAAGTCACAGTGACTTTACAGGATTGGGATGCTTTTGATTACGAAGATATTCTGGATATCGAAAAGATTAACTTTGACGATAAGAAAATTATCGCCGAAACTTGCGCTAAAGCAATCGGACGCAGAGAAGACCAGTTGATTATCGATGCGATAGAAGCTGAAATTTTTGCTGGGAATACTTTCGGTAACGGTACAGCGGCTTTCTCTTTGTCTTTGGTTCAGAGTGCGGCTCGTTACTTTGATGGTAACAATGTGCCTATGGAAGATCGCACAATCACCTATACTGCACGTCAAAAAGAGCAGTTCCTTGGTTCTACCACTGTCACATCGTCTGATTTCAATACCGTTAAGGCATTGGTCGCAGGTGAGATTGATACCTTTTATGGTTTCAAATTTATCACCATTGGTTCCCGAACTGAAGGTGGCTTGCCTCGTCCTGCTGGTACCGAGCAATATGCTTTTGCTTATCACAAACAGGCTGTAGGTTTGGCCATCGGTAAGGAAATGACAACGATGGTTGATTGGATTGCCGAGAAGTTAGCATGGCAGATTGGTTGTATCTATTCTGCTGGTGCGGTTGGTATTGATGCGAACGGCATTGCTGCCATTCATACTTTAGACTAATAAATGGGGCGGGGTAAAACCCGCCCCTTAAAATAAAGGAGGAAAATCATGGCTTTCAATAGAGAAAATTTAACGATTCAGACTAACAATGTAAAAGCCGGTGTGGTACCAAGCAAATGGTTTTATCACAATGCGGCCAATGACGTAGTTACCGGTGCTGGTTTTTTTGTGGATTTCAGATTATCAGTAGGAGACATCATTGAAGTTCTTACTGCTGATTTCACATCGATTTCAGTTTACAGGGTTAGTGCAGTTACTGATGGAGCGGCAACGGTTGTCATTTTGACATCGTTTAATCCGTAAATTTAATAGGGGGCGGGCAATAGTTCGCCCCCTCACAAAAGGGGATTTATGGCCTCAGGAACGGTATTTCCAACGGGGATAGATAATTTCCCGAACAAATTCGATAACATCGACGATATTCTTGCGGTAGAAACAAATACTCAATCGAGTGCAATCCAGGCATTAGAAGCAAAAGTAGGGGTAGATAATTCTTTAGTAATAACTTCCCATGATTATAGAATACTTCAACTAGAGTTAAGCGGATCGGGTGATTCTGTACTTCCACAAAACATAGTTCAAGTTCATCCTACGGCTAATCCCGTCACAGGAAAAATATTTAACACTTGGACAGCCGCAAATGATTATTTATTCGAAGTGACTACTGTTACAGCGGTACCTAGTACGAGTACATTCACAATCCCAAGTGATGGCAGGGCTAATAATCATTGGATTAATGGCACAATTCTTATTGGCGGCGCTAAATATTTAATAACTGCAAGTACATCTGTTTTAATTACAATTTCAGGGACACATTTGGGAGAATTGGGAGCCGCGAAAATAACCAAAGGCTCTGCTACTAATCGTTGGGGAATCCAAATATCAGGAACGAATTCTGAGAATGGCGTTATAAATAATTACATACAAATAGTAGGCATTGAAGGAATAACAATACTCACAGGACTTTGGACGATAGGAGTTGATTGGGTTGCTGATTTGAACGAGGCCGTTGTAACTGATTGTGAGTTTACAAATTTTGCTAATACAGATGTTTTAAAAGGATTAATAGCTTATCGAACGATTTTTTCTGGCGTGGGTGCGGCAGTTGATATGGCGGCACTTTTATTATTTAATTACAGCGAGTTACGAAATAATGTTGATTTATCTACAATCACGGGCTTTTTATTCATGCACACTGGCGAGGTATCACAGGCGACTTTACCTTACATACAGGCCTCTCATGTTTTCTTTTTAGATTACGGTGGGATTACATTCAATGGTGGTAGTTTTGTGTCACCGCATTTCGCAGGCTCAAATACATTCAATGCGGCGGTTGGCGGGTATAGATTTACTGTGGGTTATTCTGATGCGGTGACTACTTTCCCCGCGGGCACGACTATCGATTGCCGATTAATGGATTTTAACGGCCAGACAATAAATAATAATGGAGACTTAATTACTAAGGGTTGTACCAATATAAACGGACTTGTGAATAATGCAGGTGCGACTTGGCAGAATTTTGGATCGGACGGTACGTTAGCTTTCACAAAATATACTTTTAGTCATACGGCTTTTCAGACCGCAGGGCTTACGAATATTTTAATACTTAAAAGTTTTGGTGGGAAATATTTTAATGCACAAACGATTGTAAAACATTCAACCATGTTCGCGGGCACGGGAATCACTGAATATAAAATATCTGTGGGGCCATCTGGATTTAATACTAGATATTGTAATTCATTCAATGTGGCTACGGCGGTAAGCGATTTGAACATGTCAAATAATACGAATAATGATTATGTGCATAGTGGGAGTCTTTTAGTTGTGCAAGCTGTAAGTGTTGGAGCAAACTTAGATCAATCGACTGCTGGGGTTGTTGACGTAATGGTGTTAGACGGCACTCTGCCGATTTGAGGGGTATAAAATGAGTAAGGGAAAAACATTAAAAGATTTCATGTTGGAGATGACTCCGCTCACTACGGCAGAGATGAATGCACTTGAAAATCCTAGATTTGGCACGATTATTTATAATACTGACTCCAATGAGATGTTCCTTTTCAGTGGTTCTGTTTGGAAAGCTATTGATTTTGAAGCGTATAGCAATACCTTGTCTGGGCTTGCCGCAACTACTAAACAGGATGCGATTGACGAGTTAGCTCAAGGCGATAGTTTTTTATCAGTAAGAACGGCAACGGTTTTAAGTGATACGGCACTATCAACAGATAATGTGATTTTAATTGATGCAACTGCAAATGCGGTTACAGTCAATTTGCCAACAGCGGCAGGAATCACTGGCAAGGTTTATCGTTTAAAAGCAATAAATATAACTAACACAGCAACACTTGATGCGTTTGGGGCACAAACAATAGATGGGGCTTTGACATTTGTTTTTACAGCTTTAGATGAAGCAATAGACGTGATTTCAGATGGTAGTAATTGGAGGACATTCTAATGGCGTATAATTTAATTAAAAATGGTTTGACATATTCGATACAAGGGGCACTAACGGTTAATGGGGTAGTGACTGCTGATGGTTTTACGGGGACCCCTTTTGATTTAACGGCGGCTAGTTTACAAACATTAAAAAGCACAAATTCTTTAGTCGTTGGAAAAGTATATCGTGTTACAGACTATCGAATAAACTCTACTAATAATGCTACAGAGCAAATTATTGTAAGAGCAGTATCGACTAATGCTTTTGAGGAGAAATGTCTGATTGAAACCGATGTGCCTGATTGGCAGTTAGATTATGCAGGTCAGTTAGGGATATGGCGTTCGACTTTAACGCCCGCGATTGGTGAGATTGTGATTTGGAATTTGCAACACTGGGAAAATCTAACAGGTGCTGTAGGCACTGAGCCAGACGGCGACGCAGTGAATTGGCTAAATGTGCCGATACCAGATTCAAGTTATATTCATATTTATTTAGACGCTGATTACAATTCAGATAACGGCTCTACTAATTTTGTTTATGACCAATTCAATAATAAAATGCCAAGCTGGCAGTTAGATTATTATCCGATAAATAGGGCCCAATTTTATAACAATAAAATAAATACAGATGGTTCATACGTCGGACTTTTAAACGCTGGTGTAAGTGCTGTATTTCGAGAAAATACTTTCGACAACGGGACTTTTGATGGCGATAGACTTAACGGTCAATTTCATAGCAATTTTGTGCAGAGCGGTTCTACTGTTTTTTTAGCTGGGGATAACACCAGTGTTTTTTTTAGAAGTTCTATTATCAGAGGTTTTTCTTATGCTCATTCAAGCAACGCTCCTGTAAGTTTTAATATCGAAAGTTCCGTGATTGAAATGAATGCGGATGTTGGTCAAAGTGCAAACGGTTCGACGGTTGGCATTATGAGGAGCAGATTTTCTTCATGTACATTTTCGGTAGGAGCTAACGCAACTTCTGTTTGCAATATAACGAGAGTCAATGTTTTGAATTCAAGCATTGCAATAAACGTAGATGGTTGCACATGGGACACGGTTGAATTCTTTAGATGTTCTAGTATTTTATTTACCGTTAGTGCGACTAATTTAACTGATTGCCGATTCACTCGTTACAACGTTTCTTTTGCACCAACCGCAACCCTTAATGTTCAAGGATTCTTTGCTTATGGGAATAATATTTCTCAAACAATTACAGGCACAGCAGGCATTTTTAGACGGGCTTTAACATTAACGGGGTTCACTGATGTAAGTGCAAATTATACAGTATCGCCTTCTGACCAAGCGTTATATTGCACTGGAACGATTACTATAACTTTGCCCAGCATAGGTTCTGGGGCAGGTTTAGGCAGGGAACTGTTTATAGTAAACACAGATGGATTAACGAAAACTATTGATGGTGATGGGGCTGAATTAGTTGGCGGTTCTGCCACTCAAACGATAGTAACTGCTAACGGAACGATGACTGTCGTGGGCAATGTTATAGATTGGTCAATAAAAGCGAGGTATTTAACATGAGTTGGACATTAAAAAATAAAATAGGACAAGCGGTTATTTCGACCGGACAAACTGATGCACAAGCAAAAACTGCGTTCATTGCAGAGCAGGCAGTAAGTGATTATTCGCAAACTTATACAGAAGCTAATGTGGATGAAATGATTGCTGATAGAGATAAACTTGTTATTGGTTCAAAAATATTTTACAGAGAATGATATGGGTAGAACAATGGCAAGTAATAGAACAATAAATCAAATGGCTTCTGACATTGCCGTAATAAAGAATATATTAATGGGTGATGATGGGATGGTAAAGACAGTTTCGAGGCATGAGCGATTTATCACTGTCTTAACTGGCGCAATGGGCGTGGGTGGTTTTGTGATGGGGGTTTTGGCTAGAGTAGTTTTTAAATAAGAGCAGGCAAAGGATGAAGAATGGCGCTATACGGAATTTCTTTTTATGGGTCTTCACTCGGCCAAGAGCCGCCGGATATAAAAAATCTGGCCCTATTTCTTTTGGGGGTTCCTGATGAGATCGATTTTAACGATGCCACAAGCGAGCTTGTCCAAAAAGTAAATCGGATTTATGGCACTACTTTATTGGCGTGTCTTTCTGGTTATTCATGGAGATTTATTAGGCGGCGTATTGAAATAACATCTAGCCAGGTTGTGGCTGATGATACGGACAAGTATAAATACAATTACACGACTCCTGTTAATATGCTGACAATAAGAAATATTTTTACTGACCCAAATTATCAGAATCCGATTAGGCAATATGAATCTTATCCAAAATACATAAATACTGATGCTGCGAAAGTATTCTTATGGTATCAGGCAATAGTTGACGAGGTTGAATTCCCAAAATATTTTGTGGATTACTTTAAATATAAATTGGCAGTTGATCTTTGTTTCAATCTGACGGGTGATGGACAGTTAGAGGAAAAACTCATTAAAGAAGAACAATTTATGCTATCCATTGCAAGAAATATCGACGCAAAACAAGACCCTACGAGGATTGTTAAGGCATCGCCATTCACGCAAATTAGAGGCTAAACATGCCTCAATCAAAACAAAAGAAGTTTAAATTCAGCAAGGGCGAGATAAACGAAAAACTTTTAGAGAGACAAGATATCGCTATCTTGGATTCTTCCGCGTCATTTATTAAAAACATGGTGAGCAGCCCTTATGGTTCAGTGAGGGTGCGTGGGGGCACGAAAAGAATCGATAAGATTGCCACGAATAAACTGGCACTGGTTCCAACCGTTACAAATTTTATAGGTGGGACGACTTCATACATAACCGATTTTAATAATATTTTCTTTTCTGCGGCAACGGGTGGGACAAATGAACTTATTAGATTTGATTATGGATCGTCAATAAATATTTATAAATCATTTTTAGAAAATGCTTACTTTCAAATCAGGCAGCCTATCCTTGAGGTTTTTATTACGGCGGGTGTTATCACAAGCGTGATTATTATTGATGGTGGAATTGGAATGAATAATTTGACTTTGGAAGTCTTAGACCCGCGCGGGAGTGGCGCAGTAATAACTGCGATTGTTAATACTGCGGGGACTGTTACAAGCACGGTTATAACAAATGGCGGTACGAATTATACGAGTTCGGCGCATTTTGCATTTACTTATGACGATATTTTAGTTCAAGTTAAAGTCCAGGGAAGTCAAAACGCGATTGTTTGGACTAATTTAGGCGATCACGCGCTGACTGATACTGAACAGGATTTTATAACAACGATTAACGATTCTTATCGATACCTGAGACTTTATGCTCCTACCTTAGTTAATTCTCGGCTCGTCCTATACAACTGGACGGCCTACGACAACCCTGTTTCGACAACTGCAAAATTGGAAGCGTTTGTATTTAATAATCAACAAAAATATGTTTTGGTTTTAAAAAATGAAAGCATTGACATTTATGATGACGATGTCTTGTCAGCGACGGTTGTAGCTACAGGTTTATTAGATATTTACTTTAGAACATTAAAAACTGCTCAAGCGGAAGATACAATGGTTTTCACTCATCCTGAGATGCCTGTAAAGCAATTACAAAGATCATTTGCAAGCGAGCCGTATACTAATGACCCCACGATTGGATTCAATATTGTTTTAACTATGGTTAATACTGTTGCATTCCAGGTGGGTGATGAGGTTATTGTTTCTTCATCTGCGGGATCAGAATTGGCCATAGTTACTGCGGTTAATCCAAATGTATCGATTACGGTTGATGAATTGACTTTAAATCATACGACTACAAATCCTTTGGTGACTTCAAAGGTTCAAATACAATGGGCATTTTCTGATTTTCCTTTAGAAGATATCCCTTTTGTTCTATTTGAATCCGAAGTTATTAGTTTTCCTGCTTTCACCTTAACTCCGGATGCAGAAGAAGGAACTGTGAAAATGACCGCCAGTGGCGCGGCATTTACTGCTGCAAGTTTGGGCCAAATAATCGATGGTGGTGGGGGAAGGCTTAGAATCACTGAATTTTTAAGTTCAACAGAAGTCCAGGGTTTTACAATAATACCTTTTTATGACACAAGCGTAATAGCTTCCGGGGACTGGCAATATATCACAGGTTATGAAATTGCATGGAGTGATACGCGCGGATGGCCGACGACTTGTATGTTTAACGACCAGAGGCTTTGGTTTGGTGGCTCTAAAGGGAAACCTAATACTGTATGGGCTTCGAGGGTGGGGCAATTCAATACTTTTGAGAATGTGGGGAATTATGCAAATGATGGGATCGCAGCAACGATTTCATCTGAGCAAGTGGATGAAATTGTAAATATTTATCCAAATAGAGGCATCCAATTATTTACCGCAGGTGCGGAATGGATTATCCCAGAAGGTTCTACCACTCCCGATACGATAACTTTTATTAAAAGCACATCGAATGGTTCTATTGACACAATCAAGCCGGTGGATATCGCAGGGACTACTTTGTTTGTGGAAAAGAATGGTAAGAGTTTATTGGGGTTTGTTTTTAATAACGATCAAGGGAATTATATTTCCAGTTCATTTTCTCTTTTGACAAGTTTAATTGAAGACCCAATAGGGATTGCGGTTGATTACAATTCAAGTAAAGACGTTGGGAATTTTATTTACATGCCAAAAGAAGATGGCACGATGGTAGTTATCTGTATCCTTTTGGATCAGGATATTAATTCACCAGTCAGGTTTGTTACCGATGGCCTTTTTATAGATATAACAAATCTTGTGAGCGATACCTATGTTTTAGTTGATCGAAAAGATGTTATTTATTTGGAAAAACTTGAATTTGAAAGAACAGATAACACAATAGAAGATTCGTCTTTGAGTGACGTGATAACTGGGCTATCTGATTACAACGGTTATTATGTCCGCGTTTTCAATGATGAAACAAATTTTGGTTCTTATTTTGTTAAAGGCGGTCAAATAACTTTAACATCTGTCCCTACGGCTCCGATATTTATCGGGTTAGATTTTGATTACGAGTTAATAAGCACCAAAATTGCGATTAATGGCCAGACTGAGAATATCGAAAAGAGAATTGCCAAGGCGACGATCACGACTGCGGATACGCCCAGATTAACATTTTGCGGTCAAACTTTAGAGAAAGCGGATGATCGATATGATTTCTATGGTGTGACAGGATATGGCAGGGATTGTCGATTCAATATTACTGGCACGTTTGATTATGTAGAAGTATTGAGTTTACTGCTTAACTTAAACTTTGGAGATAAATAAGGGGAGATTATGGCCGAAGAATTAGACATTTTTTCAGGAGCAAATCTAAACACTACATTGCTTGGTGGTTCCAAGATCGCATCTACTGTTCTTAATTTTACAGCGATGGATGTTGATTATGAAAAATTAAAATTACAGGCAGATTATCAGGATAATGTAGCGAGCAATATGCAATTACAGTCACAACAACAGGCTAATTTAATGAGAGAGCAATTTAGTGAAGCGGTGGGTGGTTATACCTATGGTCAATCTAGGCGGCATGTGAAAGTGGGCGAAGGTGGCGGGAATATAGAGATGTCCTCGGAAGCCTTCGGAAAAGATATCGCACAGTTACAAAAGAACGCTGCCTATCAAGCAGACTTGTTAAGAGTTGATGCGAATAGAATTCGAGCAGGTGCGGAAAGTATTAAGGACGCTAAATTCTGGTACAAAATCAGTGATTTAATCTCTGGCTTTGGTGCGGCAGGTGCGGTATTCGATAAATACAAAAAGACTATTGGGCCGGAATTGCCTCCTAAAAAAGAGGAAATACCAGTTAAGCCTGGCGAGGTTCCGAAGCCTACTGACAAAAAGATTCCGATTGAAGAACCTAAAATCAGTCAAGTTACCACCGAGCTTTTAAAGCCTGAAATTAAAGAGCAGCCAGTGAAGCCAAACATAAGAGAAATGAAACCCGAAGTAAAAAGGGAAATAGATAAACTTGTAAAAGAGGGCAAAGACCCTAGAGCTATTTCTAATAAGTTAAATATTACTGAGCAAGAGGCTAAGGACTATATTGCGAGCGTTAAGACAATCACCTTAGTAAATAATCCTATGCTTGTGGCGAAAGTTGAAAAGAATACGGCTATCCCTGAAATTAAAATTCAACCGATTCAAGATGCGATTGATAAAGGAATGACTGATAAACAGGTTTATGCTTTGTTGAAAAAAGAAATAAAAGGATTACAAGTCGGGGATGTAAAATATGTCAGGACTTTAATTAAGAGAGCGAGGGCATAATGGCACAAATATACAAAGAGCAAGTTCAGGCTGATGTAAAGCCAATGGCCCCCGATACTGGGATCATGGAATATGCTGGGAAACTACAGCAAAAAGGTGTCGAGATTGTTGATAAGAATGTCGAAATATTCTTAGAACGCAAAGCCAAAGAAGAAAAGTCATTGGCTGATTTACTTGAAATGAAAGCCAAGCAAACCATTACGAATGCTCAAATAGCCAGCCCGAACGATTATAAAGCCTACATTACGAATGTGGATAAGGGACTTAAAACTATTTATGCAAGTGTGCCTGATTCTCCCCAGAAAGCTAGGGTAATGGCCGAAGTTGAGATTTTTGGTTCGGGTGTAAATGAACGTGTGAAAAGAAATGAGTTTGAAAAGAAGGAAAGAATTTGGGTAGACCGGCAAAGAGAATTAGCTTTGGCGACTTCTGATAATGCGGTTGAAGTTTTAGGATCGACATTCCAGGCTGGTTATGAGGAAACAAATTTAACCGAGCCTGAAAGAGTTAGAAGGGCTATTGCATACAACGATGCGACATTACTTGTTAAAAAACAATATGAGAATCGAAATGCTTATGACAGCAATGGAAACCCTGTTTATACCGATACTCAAAAGGCAATGTTTCGAGATCGGTACGAAAATATGGGCTACTACTCAATCATGGGTTATGCACAGAATCATATTCAATCAAATTATAACGCGGTTGTAGATGTGCTTGAGGATGTTAGAGAGAACAAGCAGCTCACGATGCAGAAATATCAATTAGATGAACAGGCTTACACTAACTTGGTTAAGGGTTTGGACAATGTGATTACTTATCAGACAACCCCGCAGCAATTAGTTCAAAATAGGACAGCACAGATCGATTTAGCGACAGATATAAACGAATTTGAATTAAAGGATGGAGTTATTACTAACAGGAAAAAAGATAATTTAGAATCTATTCTTAATACTTATGATAAGGTTTTCAAATCAGAGAATCAGTTCGTCGATAAAGATGCATATTACAAAGAACTTGCAAAATTTTCGGCATTGCTTACTAACAAAATTGAAAGTTCTAGTTTGGATTTAGGATTCTTTAAAAGGTTTGGGATTGGCAAAAAGACAATGGCGGATACTTCTTTACTCCAAACCAATACCCATGTTGCCAATATTGTTAATACTTTAAATATTAAAAATCCTGATGATGTGAAAATGATTAAGGCGCAGCTTTATCGAAATACTTTGGTTGAATTAAAAAAAATGGATGCTGACATAAATTCAACAGATAATTTGGATATTGCTACTAAGGCCTCGAATTATTCTTACGTTCAATATGTAAAAAATCTTGTGCCTGAATTCACTGTGCCAAAAGGTGAAGAAGATAAGGTGATTCAATATGCTAACAATGCTTTGCTTCAATATAATAATCAGGTGGCTTTATCAAACCTTCAAACTCAAATTCAAATGAGGTTAAATAATGGCCAATGAAATACCTACGGATATCCTTGAATACATAGACTCAGATAAAGTCACATCTATCGAGCCAATTAAAGAGCCTGAAAAGGTTGCCGTTGCTTATCAAGAGCCGGATAAAGGGTTATTTGCAAAGCAATTAGACTATGTCGAATATTTAAGCACTATCCCAGAAAACAGAGAGCCGATTGAATCTTATACTGGAAAGATAAATACACAGGCATTGAATAGTGGCGTGCCAGTTGATTCATTAAATGGCGGGACTGATTTTGTAAAACAAAATGGGATGTGGTTTCAAAATTTATACACACCAGATAAATTGGCTGAGATAAATAAACTTGGGCCAATAGGGATGCTTGAATCGGGAAAGTTTATTTATCGTGAAGGGTTGGAAGACGTAGTTCCTTATGCGGATGCGATATCTATTGCAAAAGACGTAAATGTTTTTAGGATTATGCAGAAAATACAAAAAGATCCCAAAAGTGCAACTCCCGAAGAACAGGCGTTAATTTATAAATACTTAGATACCCAGGCGCAGATGCAGATAAGAGGATTTAGTCTTGGCGGAAATATTGTTTATAACTTTGCCAAGATGCCAAAGTTCGCTATTGAATTAGCTACGGTTGCTGCGTCATGGGGTGGTTTAGCTCCGGTAGCTGTAGGTGGGAAAGTGGCCGCGCAGGTCGCGAAAAAGGGCATTAAAGAATTAATTGAAAAAGGAATACAAAGAACTGCCCAGGTCACAGCGAGAGGGTTACTCATAACGGCTGCGCCCAAAACATTAACTACCGGTTATGTGATGTATGCAAAACTTGGGAAAAACATTACTAACCAATATGTAAATGATAGCTTTGCGATTACTGATAAGGGGCAGGCTTTCTTTAAAGAGGCATCAATTAAACCAACGACTGCGGTATTAAAAGCAATCGGTCAAACTTGGATTGAAAATTCGACCGAAATGGCTGGCGCATTCTTATTTAAACCTTTTAAGAATCAAGTCACAGCCAGGCTTCCAAAAGGGTTCATGGCAAAACTTGACGATTTAACAATGAAGACTAAGGGCGTGGGCTTTGCAAAAGGCGTAGCGACTTGGGGATATGACGGGTTACTTGAAGAATTGGGAGAGGAAAGACTATCTGATTTTCTTACTGTAGCCACGGGATTAGATGGCGAAATTACGCCGGACAAACTGGCAAACGCTTTATTTCATTATCAAGACCCAGATAGATGGCTCATTGATATTGGCGTTATTGGCTTATTCGGCGGGACTTCCCTTGCTGGCGCTAGAGTTTTGGATAAGGTCACGAGGGGCCAAAATCCTGAACAAATTCAAGCGAACGTAGCGAATGTACAGGCTTTATCAGAAACCCAAAAACAAAACTTGGTCAATGGCATTGAAAGACAGGAAATAGAAGCCGATGGATTGGAATACACAGAGCAAATTCAAAATTTTAAAGCTATGGTCGGTGAAGCCATTCCTTCTGAAACACTTGACGCGAATATTGCAATTTGGGATGCGGCTATTCAAAAGATCGCAATTAGGACAGGGAAAACGAGAACGGAAATTTCAAAAGAAATTCTTCCTGTAGTCAAGAGAATGGAGGCTGTACCTGCGGGCGGTTTGTTTCAATCCAAAGAAACTCCAATGTTTTATTCTAATCTTCAAAAAACGCTGAGTGAAAAGATGCCGAATATTGCTACCGCTGAACAGGTTCGAGGGATTGTTAAAGATATTAAACAAGAAGAAAAAGACTGGTCAGGATTGGATGAATTCTTAAAAGCAAACCCGAAGCCCACAAAAGAGGCTTTGCTTAATCATTTAAAATCTAATGAGATGAAATTAGAAGAAATCACAAAAGAAGAAGGTAAATTTAAAGAATTAAATGCGTTAAATAGATTCAGACAAGAATCAATAGAAAAATATGGGACAGAATTATCTTATAAATGGCCACATGAAGCTATAAACGAATTGGCTAGATTACAGCGAGAGGCTGATGCCCCAAAAAGTATAACAAAATTCTCACGATGGCAATTATCTGGCGGCGAAAATTACCGCGAAGTTTTAATGATGTTTCCAGATGTTAATCTTAGCAAAGATCAAAAAGAGTTGAAGGCTTTAAATGATAAATATAACAGTGGCATTCCCCTTACGAACGAAGAATTGAAACGTGGAGCTACATTAAATAAGCTCCTTGGAAGTAGTTCTATTTCTCAAAGCATGTATAAGGGCGGTCATTGGGATGAAAGAAATGTGTTGGCACATTTTCGTTTAAATGATCGTGTTGATAATGATGGAAATAAGGTTTTATTTGTTGAAGAAATTCAAAGTGACTGGCATCAAGCAGGTAGGAAAAAAGGATATCAAGGAAAAGGTAAGGCAGAATTCGATAAATATCAAAAAGAATGGGGAAAAGTTCAGATAGAGCTTCAAGAAAAATATAAGAAATTAAATGATTATAAAGATGCTGTTAATGCTAACGAATATAAAGATGAAATAAAAGAATTAGAAAAGAGCATTGAAGAATTAGCTCCAAAAGAAATGGCACTTCAAGAAAAAGTTAATCAGCTTAGCGAGGGGGCTAGAGGCGTCCCTGATGCGCCGTTTAAAAAGACATGGCATGAATTGGCATTTAGAAGAATCATGCGTGAGGCAGTTGAAAAAGGTTATGACAAAGTTGGTTGGACAACTGGAGAGCAACAGGCTGTTAGATATAAAGAAGCGTTATTAAAAGAAGTGGACGCTATTGAATACATTAAAGATAAAGATGGAAGTTATGCAGTTATCGGCACAAAAAACGGTGTCGAAAAAATAACAAAGGAAAATTTAACTGAAAGCCAATTAAGTGATTTGATTGGCAAAGATGTTTCAAAAGATATTATTGAGAATAAAGGTGATTCTCTTGTTCCTTTAGAGAATGAAGAATATCGCGGTCGTATAGAAGGGAAGAGTTTTCAAGTCGGTGGCGAAGGAATGAAAGGATTTTACGACAAAATTCTTGTGGATTATGCGAATAAGTTTGGGAAGAAATTTGACTCTAAGGTTGAGGACATAACATTAGAACGTCAGGACATGCAATTTGAATTAAAAGATGGCGAAAAAATAACTTCATTTACAGCTCATGGATTAGAAATAACTCCGCAAATGAAGGAATCTGTAATGGCTGGGCAACCATTATTTCAAGGTAAACGTGGTGCATTTAGCCCCGAAGCAGACCTAATCGCTATTTTTAAAAATGCAGACCGTTCTACTTTCATTCACGAATCAGCCCACGCATTCTTACAATACTATTTAAAAAATATCCCCGATGAATTAGACGCTGTATTCAAATGGGCAACGGTTGCTAACAAACCATTAACAGAATTAACGGACGCTGAATATGTGAAACTCCAAGAAAGTTTCGCCACTGGGTTTGAGATGTATTTAAGAGAAGGTAAGGCGCCAAATGAAAAATTGGCTGATGCTTTTGAAAGATTTAAAGAATGGTTAATTACTATTTATCAAACCATTCAATCAATTCAGGAAGCTGCTGGATTAAAAATTGAATTAAATGATGATATTAGAAAATTCTATGATGAGATGTTAAGTATTCCCGCTGATAGGGTGGCAGAAATTGACTCAGATATAACAATAGAACAAGCGATTGAGGAGCAGAAAGATCAAATAGAAGAAAGAGACATAACTTTATTTCAAAACGCCAAACAAAAGCTAGAAGAAATAAAAAAGAAACGAAAAGAATTGATTGATAAATATGGTGCCGAAGCGAAATTAGAATTGGAAGATATTCAAGCGGAAGTAGAGGCATTGAAAGTTATTTCTGGGATCAGCACAAAACTTGCTAAAGAACAAGCGGTTAAGGCATTTAATGAATTACCTATCTCTGAAATATTTAGAGAAAAAATCAGGCTAACTGAGGAATCGAAAGGAATGATGGATAGATATGGCGTGCCAATTTCTGTAAGAACTAAAAATCCTAACGCACAAGCGCTTGATGAATGGGCTGATGTTTTGAATATGACAGAAGAACAAGTGTTGGAAGAACTTCATAAAATTGGTTCTAAAACTCAATTTATTAATGAGTACGTTAAAAAGAATATTGAACAAACTGAATTTGAAATGCAAGGGGAAGATATAGAAGGTTCAATACAGAAAATAGAAGAACGATTAAAAAAGAGCAGGACTGCGGAAGTATTGAAAACTAGAGGAATGCCAAAACCTGCTACGCCTCAGAGTATTTATGATTTGAATTTGTTAGTTGCCACAGAAAAAGACAGCGCAATTAGAGACGCTTTTGAGTCTGCTGGTGAGTTTGCCAGTTCTAAACTAACGCCTATTAGTACTAGGTTGGGGGATATAAGCCCGAAATTAAAAGAGGCAATTAGAAAGTTTGATTTTAGAGTATTGCAAGGCAAGAAGAAAGGGCTGGAAGTTATTCGTCCGTTTGTCGAGAAATTCCATAAATTAAAGTTAGAAGATATGAAAACTTTAGATTTAGCATTGAAACTTTCGGATATTATTAAAATAAATGAGATTGTTGACAGGGTGGGAATGCGTAATGAATATGATGCAGTTGTTAAATTATTAGAAGAAATATACGACGAGACAAACGATGTCCAGCTTGGGATTGGATATCTTATTAATTATTTCCCGCGAAGGGTGAAAGACCCTATTAAGTTTATGTCTTACATAAAAGGCACTCCCCAATGGTCGCAAATACAAGCTGAGATAGAAGAAAAAGAAAAAGAAATAGGCAGGTTAATGACTGATGAAGAAAAGGCTGGGTTTATTAGTACATTAATCAGGGGGTTTGGGGATGGAAAGATTTTACTTTCTAAGCCTAGCTTTACCAAAGAACGAATGATAATTGAACTCACGCCCGATTTGAATCTTTTTTATAAAGATTCGGCGCAAGCGATCATGGATTATGTGGGCGCGATGGCGGATGCGATAGAGGCTAGAAGATTTTTTGGAAAATCAGAAGATGATATTGATAAGAGTATCGGGCATGTTGTAAATGAAATGATTAAACAAGGTGACATTACTGTCCAGGATGAAAAATTAACAAAGCAACTTTTAAAAAGCAGATTTAATACTAAGGGTGTTTCTGGTATTTGGAGTTTATACAGGGATTTTAATTATCTTACTTTGCTTGGCAGCCCGATATCGGCGATCACTCAGTTGGAAGATATGGGCGTGACTCTTTATAAAGCGGGCGTATTCAATACTTTAAAAGGGTTGGCTGCGAGTCTTTCCGGTAAGGGGATTACCGTAAAAGATTTAGGATTTGAGCAAATATCACAAGAGTTTACAGACGCAAAATCTAGCAGTAAGGCAGTAGAAAAACTTTTAAAATGGACAGGGTTTGCTTTTATGGACAAGTTAGGCAAAGAGACTTTCGTAAATGCTACTTATGAAAAATATAAAGATTTGGCGAATTCAAATAACCAAGAATTCAAAGATCAAATGGATGATATTTTTGGCGAAGAATCAGGCCAAGTTATGGATGATTTAAAGACTGGGAATATAAGCCAAAATGTAAAATATTTAATGTATAACGAATTGGCCGAATTACAGCCGGTATCGCTCAGTGAAATGCCAGAGGGTTATACATCCGGTGGTAATTCGCGTGTATTTTATGCGTTAAAATCATTCACCATCAAACGTATGGATTTTATGAGGAGAGAAGTTATTGAACAGATCGGGGATAACAAATTACAGGGCGTTGCCAATCTTGGCCGGTTAATGTTTTTCCTGATGCTGACAGGCGCTTCCGCTGATTGGATAAAAGATTTTCTATTAGGAAGAAGTCCTGAGCCTACTGATTACATGGTGAATAATATTTTTAAAATGTTCGGTTTCCAGAAATGGGTTTTATATCAAGCCAGACGAGAAGGTTTGATGTCAGCGCTCGGCAGGCAGATTTTGCCGCCATTCAAATTATTTGATGATATTTATAAAGATGTCGGGAGAATGTTTAATAAAAAACCCAGGGATATTAAAGACTGGGATACATGGTCAAATATTCCTATGATTGGGAAATTCTATTACTGGTGGTTTGGTCAAGGCTCAGAAAAGAAAAAATAATGTTTGAGCCTAAAAAATTTGGGAATATTGGGAGCCATGTTAAGAGCGGTGTCTCATTCCAATTATGGAGTTATCTCGGGGATGTTGATGATTTAGACACAATAAGCGCGGACGGATTCTTTAATTCTGTTAAAGAAAGTCTGCGTAGGAATGATATTATCAAGGTGTTAGATAAGACCACAGACCCAGTAAGTGTTTACGAATTAAGGGTGTCTGTACTACCGCTTAGTGGGGATGTTGAGACCGAACTAATCCCATGGGCAGGGGGGGAATTCTTGATAGTACAAAATGCGATTGAAAGTTTAGGGTTTAATTTACAGGCTTCCGCTTACAGCGTTACTACTGCATTACCAAAAGATTTTATCTTTGATACTTTGGAATTAAATTTCTCCACAACGGAATTAAAAACAATTACTGTTTTAAGTGCCCAAGGGACAATTTTGTGGGGCGGTTCGGTTGACACTACTGTTTTAAATTACGGGTATAACACTATGGCAAAGAATTTTGTTTTGGATTTTAATGATGCTTTTGATGGTGGGGATAATATTACTGTTCAGGTAAGCCAGACTGCGGGGGCGTGTCTGCTCGATGTGGTTTTAAAGGTTCGGACATGAAACAGATAATAGATGGTGTTGAGAAAAATGGAAATGAATTACTAGCAACACAAGCCACGTTGCTTTTGGCGTTAGCAGAGTTAGTGGCAATCAATGCTGATTTTGATGTGGCCTTATCAACAAGAGCAAGCCAAGCCACTCTTTTAACGAGAGCTACCGAAGCTACTTCGCTTTTAATACTAGCCCAATTAACTGCAATCAATACTGATTTAGATGTTGCTTTGTCTACGAGAAATGCGGAAGCGACACAGCTTTTGGTGTTGGCTGAATTGATTGCGATAAATACAGATATTGATGTCCCACTTAGCACTAGAGCAAGTGAAACAACTTTAAGTGCATTGAACACAAAAGTGACATTGACTTCTGGGTTAGATATTAAAGTCTCCCATAAACCGCAGACAAATTTTCAATCACAAGGGATAAATTATACAAACGCAAGTATTGCGACGATTGCGGCTAACGAATATGTGATGGCGTTAAGTTACACGGTTCCTGCTGGTTACGCATTTAATCTTATTAGATTTAGCGGGTTCGCTGGTAATACAAGCGGATTGTCTAGGCTTGTGGAAAAAATAAATTTTGGTTCGTTTAATACTGGCACGAATGTTTTTACTGATTCAGGGTTTTCAGCACCCGTACCGCATTTTTTTGGAATATTAGAAGCGGAAGTAACTACGGCGTTATCTGCCACGGCTGATACTTTAGCAATAACGTACGTTAATCAAGATGGTGTTGGCGGTAGGACTGCGACAGCTATTATGCCTTCTGGTGCGGTTGTGGGCAGGCGAATTAGGGCTACGCTTCAAGCAGGCGATACTGGGGTTCAAGACGTGACTGCGGTAACAGATTCAGCGGCGACTACTGGGGTTGTGAGGATACAAGGGATTAATCAATTATCATTTTTAAGAATGTTGGTTACAGACCAATTATATACAGATATTTTTTCTGATGAGTCAGTGATAGTGCCCGCTCAAAGTGGTCGTACTATTGACCTTGAATTTGCAACTAGGACAGGCGTGCTTGCAACCGAGCGTTATCTATCAACATTATTTAAACTGATACCAATTAATACATAAGGGGAATTTATGGGCACAAGTGTTTATTTTACAAGTGCGGGAGACAATCAAGGCGTTGGGGATGGGGCACGTCTTAACTTTCAATTAGGGATAGGTGATGCGAGCATTGCTAGAGACCTTCAATTTAGTGCAGATATGTTAATTTCATTGGCTAAGATTTGGTCGTCAATCACTGTCCCTTCTGATGCGTTTATGACAGCTTTTGTTATCAACCATGTTAATGGTGCGGTGGTTGGAATATTTACTACTGTTATTGAGTTGATACCCGAAGCGATAGAATTGTTATCACCAAAAATAGGAGAAATACCTGCGGGGGCTATTCTAAGAATCACTGTTTATAACGGGACAGTTCCATCGGCGTTTATTGTTAAAGGAATTCTTAGAGCAGAAAGGCAGTTTTAATATGTTTAAAAAAGTAGGCGATGTTGTTTTATTGAAAGCGAATAATCTACCAAAGATTATGAAGTTTGGAGACGAAAGGTAGTTAATGAGCAAGGAGTAAGACAGCATTTAATGTCTAGGGTTGGTGTCCCTTATTCATGGTATGCGATAGGTTTAATAATTATTATTTGTGGGTTGAGAATTGATTGGATGTTTAAAGGCGTTGGTAAGAATGGTGATTACTGTTCAGAGCTAACTAACGAAGCCCACGAAAAAGATAACTTTGATTTTGACATAAATAGGATAACTGATTTTACCACTCCGTATACGATAGCAAAAAGTATATACTCTCACCCAGAGATTTGGGAGCGTGTAGGATGATTGAATTTTTAAAAGAGTTTTTGAAAGCGTTAGGGGTTCTTGTTATCAAGATGACCGAGAGCCGTAAGTCATTTTATCAATTCCTCAATGTCATCATATCGGGAATCCTGATGATATTATTACAGGACGAGATTTTAAAACTTTATGTCTACACAGTTTTTAATATTGGTAATTTCATTTATTTTGGCTTCATTACTTTTGAAGCGGTAAAGACAAGTATTACGGTAAATAAATAAATAATCCAAGGGGGGCTTAATGTGCTTACAAAAATTATCAAAGCTATTTTTAGGTTCTTGTTTATTCCTCGCCCTACTGATGTCGACCTCATTACACGCTGGAACTTGCTCAAAACTAGAAATCCTAAAAAGTGAAGACTTCCAAGTCTGTCAAGAAAAACTCGTTAAGTACGTCGAAGCGAACGATGACTTATCGGAAAAATTAGGGCGCTGTAAAGTTGAGGCAAAAGAAGAAATGATTCTTTGGGTGATACCCGCGAAGGACGTTGCAAATATAGCCTTGGGTTTTGCTTTTGGAATTGCTACGGGAATTTTCCTTCTATGATTACCAACAAAGATAAAATCGCAAAATGTAGTTCGTCTGTTATCAATCTGGTCAATTTCCTAGAAAAAGAGTATGGCAATGTTACGGTAACGTCCGGTTATCGAAGCGCAGATGAGAACGAACGAGTAGGCGGGGCCAAAAACAGTGCCCACCTAAAAGCCGTCGCTGTGGACATTATTATTCCAAACGTGAGTCCAATAAAAGTGGCAGCCAAGGTTTTAGAGAATAAGACCGTACATCCTATCTTGGGACTTGGTTTAGACCTTCATAATTCAATGTGTCATTTTGATTTTATGGATAGAGGCGTCTCAATCATCACCTATTGGGCTTACGATTCAAACGGTCGGCCAGTTTAAGAAGTCAAGTTTTAATTTAATCCCCTATTGCGCTGGTAATAAATGACTATGAGACAATTTTCTTTATAGGAGCATTGCTCGGTCAGATGACCAGAAGTGACTCATGTGACTCACCTTGACTCAAAGGTGAATCACAAAGGGGATGTTATGGACAAACAAACAAAAGACTTTATTGATAATGCCAAAGATGTAACTAAGCC